CCTTCCATTTCAAACGCAAACTTAAATATCCAGCCTGCTCCGGTTAGGACCTGCGATCCGTAATCCTCGAGCGTGTTGCTCGCCGTCCCGTCTAGGTACACGGGTTCATTCATTATTACTGGCATTGCCCTTAATCCAATCACCTGCACTACGCTTTCAAAATCTTTTTGCGTGTTGTTTGTGTAATCACCTGTGACGGTTAGGTCCAATTGGGTGAATAGTGTAAAGAAGTCAATATTGCCTGTAAGGTTTTCGCCTGCTCTCATTGCGCCTGATCTAATCATAGTTTACCTCCAGTTGCCACTATTTACCTTTTCTATGATTGGGTCAGTCAGAAAAAAGCCCCAATAAATGAGGCCTTGTTCTGACTAGCTAGGCTAGTAAGTATTAAGCGACGCGGAAGGAACCAGCAGTAACTGTCGCAGCAGCGAATACGCCACCAAGTGCTCGAACATTTATCTGCAGAGTGGCCGCTGTAGCACCACCTTCAACAGCAACATGCATAAGTTCATCGCTTACGATTTCAGCAATTACCACAGTATTTGTGGTTGCGATAGCTGCGATAGCCTGTTCACCGTCACCACCAACAACCACGTTAGCAAGCGTTGCTGTGTCGTCTGCCGTGTCGAGAACGAAATATGATAGTGTACCGATAAGTACCTGAAGTTCGCCCGCGCCAGTGCCTGATTTTCTTGTTTGTGCCATTTTGAATTTCTCCTGATTTAAATAAGTACAATGTTGTACTTCTGCAGTTATTTACCTTTTCTTTGTATTTTAGGTGCCCTTGAACGTATTTCTGCCTAGTTTCATGCCCTGATGAATTGCTTTGAATGGGTTCTTTGTATTCTTTGCAATGCCAATCATGCCGCCGACAACATCTCCCATTGGTAACCCGGGACTGCCTGGGGCCACGGCATTGTCGTCTTGGTCACGAAAGAACCTGTCGTGCTTTAACTTCCGACCGTCGGCACTTAGCCTAAACCGTTCGTCATCGTACTCGGGCTGTGTTAGCTTAGTGGGCGCGGTTGCATGAGACTGGTTGTATTGCGCTATTTGTTTTTGAGTCGACTTGGCCACTGCGTCATTCACAGTCAGTAACCGGTCTTGGTGGTAGAACTGCATCGCGTCCCGTACTGCTATCCCTTGGTTAAACGTAGGGAACGGAAACTTATTTGTGCTTCGCAATGTACTATAGTGAGCGACAAACCATGCCATGGCATTGGCGTCGTCTTTCATACGGACAGTCGGGCCTTGGCTCACGACAGGTTCGGGACTTATAACATCCTGGACATCTTTGTCTTCGATTACAAATTCACTCATTCTCATTTCTTTCTCCCTGCTGCCCAATAGCCAGCGATTGCACCGATACCAGTGCCTACTTTCTTGTATTTATCTTCGCTCTTGCCAAATTCCCTGGCAACCTTTCCACCAATGTAGCGGCCTGCTACTGCACCTGCTGCGGCACCCGCAACCTTTCGTGTCGTACTCGGGCTATCTTTATCATCTTTATTACCACAAATACTAGACTCACTGTCCTTGACTTTGAGATTTAATGACAACAGCTCACCTGATTTTGCTATGCGTCTAAACTCGGCAGATATATTCTTGATAATACGCTCACGGTCTGTTTTGCTCAACCTGTCCCATTCTGCTGCATCACGGCGCCAGGCTTTGTACCGACCGTCGGATATCTTCAGCTGACTCTCCAACCGGAGTGCATTGCCATTTATCTCACTAGTCGTAACTTTGCCGCTTTTCAGTCTGATCATGAAACGCCAGTGTTGTGTGGCATCAAAGCTCAATCTTTCTAAATATTGGTTACTACTGTCGCGGTTCTTTAGCTTAATATGCGTATTTGATGGGTGGGCTGTTTGGTAAGCCAGCAAATATAAATCATTGGCTGCTGTTCTGAATAGCGTGTATGCCCCAAATTGGGCAGTTTTGCTAGCATATTGTTTCCCGTCTTCCGACTCTTCCTGTACCATAATCACCACAAGCAAGGTATTCAAGTACAGTAGGTTGGCTACGTCCTTTCCGTCGAGCCTAGAGAAGATGTTATTTCGATACATCTTACTCTCACATAATTCTGAATTTATCAACTTCAATTGCATTGGCGCTTTTGGAATTGCTATCTCTCTGACAACCGAGCGGTTAGCTTTCGTGAAAAAGTCCCTAGATACCAGTTTGATGTCACCCTCGGCATCGGGCGATACGTAACCCTCTCCGCCGGGGTGGCCCGCAATGCTAGCCCGTATTGCCATTGGGACTTTTTCTAGGGCAGTAATAATTTGAACTTTGATCTCGGCGATCTCGGAAACTATTTCCCACATCAATACAAACTCTTCTTTGTTCTCGGCAATATACTCAATAATACGAATTTGCTTTTGAGCACTAGACTTCCTATGCGTGGTCAACCAGCTCTGGAAGTCTTTTCCCAGCCCTGTCATCCCCGTGTCTACCTTACTATTCAAGTACGAGTAAAATATACTACCCAGGTCACTGAGCTTGATCATGGAGAGCTTAGAGCGATCTAAGAACGAATTAATACGATTACTATTGCTGTCAATAACTTCTATTAAGTTAGTGACACGTGAAGTATCAACAGGGGAGAGTAGATTGACATACACCGGCGGCATCACAAGTAACTCTGTTCCCGTAAAAATGTTTTGCTGTGGCAACTCAAATTCATCGCCATTCTCGTCTACTGACCGATGCACGACAACCGCTGCGGTGCTAGATGCAATACGCTGGCCCAGGGCTGAGTTAGCACTCACGGAGTAAGTCACCACATTTGGGGTAAAATTATAATCAGCACCACTTAAAGTGGGTTGGCTAAAATACAGTAAATCGCCTTTAAAATAACCAACATAGTCCGTTGGCACTGCTTGCTCAAATATAGCGAAGACGCTAGCCATGTTGGCCGCAAATTCTTCGTATCCCTTAGGCAAAGGCCCAGATTTGGATTTCCGTGCAAGAAACATCTGTGCAAGTCCATTGGCGTCTGTTGCTCTGCCATTATATGTTTTTGAGGTAAACCCAGATTTATCTGACATAACGAAGGTGCCGCGCGAGTCTCGGCCAAATATTACACAGGGACTGCCGTCGAATTTAAGACTGGTGTTTGTGCTATTGCCTTTCGACAGTTCTAACAATTTGTGGGCCGCACGTAGGGCCCCGTGAGACCCCTCGAAAAAGATTAGATCCTCGGCATGCATGATGCGAGCTGATTCGTTCAAAGCATCGATCCTCATTTAAGTTGCTTGACCCAGTCCATTAGTTCTTCCATTTCGTTGACGGGGCCTGGCCATGGTAGTTTATGCTTAACGAAGTCTTTGTGGGAGAGCGCCAGGAGCTCATTACCGTTCGGTAATGTAGATGCTTTACTTATAATGCTCTCAACAGAACTCAGGTCCTGTGCCGTCGCTGTAGCGTCAAACAAACACTTTGCCATAACATTTGGGTCTGAAGTCACTACCTCATCAGTGAGACGTGTCACAATACCCCTATTGGGAGAATAGCGCAATCCGACCGATTTTGCAATACCTGCTAATAACATATGCCGATGTTTACCACTGTAAATCTCGCCTGGCTCCCCTCTCATGCTCCATATTAGGTATTTGGCATCACCAAACATAAAATCTGTCTGCACGTGGCCGTTCTCTGGGTTGCCATTGATCGGTGTCATGAAATGCACCGATATACCACTCTTCTTGAACACCTGTGCAGCGGGAAGGTTGTTTCTCGTTGCCCATGTTTGCAGGATGGCAGTCAACTCGTCTTTGCTCATAACTGTGTCGTCTACCGCCAGATCAATATCGCCACTGGATGGTTTCTTGCCTGTTGTACCGAGGGCACTGTTCATTAACGCTAGCCCGGTCAACTTTTCTAGCCATTTTACAGTGGGACCAATCTCTGCCAATAAGATGCGCCTAGTCGCCGATACCCCGGCGGGCGACTTAAAGACATTACCGCCCTCTTTTAGAGGAGTGGATGTGGCAGTAATCCTATACCGCTGCTTAAGGTCCTTGACACGTGGCTCAATTCCACGACGACGCCAAGTTGGAATATCTTCTTCAGTGTCACTTGTCCAAGCGGACACATCCAAGTCCTGATCGGTGTCATCCAATTCCGGAGCCGCTATATCATCAGCACGTGGCGTGGAAACCACATCGTCGCCGCTATTTGATTTTCTCCGTTGACTAGACCCACGCCCCGCGATGATTGCAGTTGCGGCAGCGGCGCCCACTTTGTTGCCTGCTATTCGAGCCAGTCCTGTCAGGAACCCGTCTTTTTGTTGCTTACCACGTGCCCGGATTCCAGCGACCGTTCTTGGATATATACGAGTGTTGATGTACTTGGCTAACTCTGGAGCTGCTTTCTGCCCAGTTTCCACGCTCACCCA